GAACATTAGATATTACTATAGATGGTAAGGTGTATGATATTAAATCTGCAAGTCCCTATGCCTTCCAACATAAGTTTGGAGAGTTTGGTGGTTATAAAAAGGTAAAAGAAGATGATCCTTTCGGCTATATTGTACAGGGTTTTGCCTACGCAGAGGGCGAAGACAAGCCTTTCGGTGGGTGGATTGTTGTAGACAAATCTTCTGGGGAAGTGTCAGTTTGTGACGCTCCAGATATTCAACAACAAGAAAAGAAGGAAGCACTGGAATCTGCTACCACAAATGTTCACAAATTAAAGAAGACTAAAAGAGTTGAAAAACAGTTTAAACCTACAGATGAGATTATGGCAGGAGAACCTACAGGAAATAAACTCTTACCTAAAGAGTGTTCTTTCTGCGGATATAGGCATAACTGCTGGCCCAAAGCACAATATTTACCTAAGCATACTTCAAGGGCTAAAAACCCTCCATATGCTTGGTATACAAAAGTGGTAAAAAATGCCCATACTTAAAGCCTACAGTTTAGCTATGTCGGAGTATAAAGAAAATAAAAATGTTTATTATGCTTATCCAGACAATATTGCTCATTTAGGAGGGGGAGATATAATTAGGGAATTAAGAGAAAGTGAATTTGGTATACCTTTTTATTTGAAAAAAACACTTAATGAAGATATGGATTTTATAAAAGGGATGGAACGTCTTGATGAATCTTGTGAGACTATCAATATAATATTAAGACAAAGTGGTGTTGTTGTTATTTTAATGGATAAGTTTTATGAAATGGTTGATTATGATGATTCTGAGGAATATCAGAGACATGCAATAGATGCTATACATGACTTTGCAGAAAAGGGAAAACCCCATGAAGTCATCGTATAGATTACCTTACAGATCAAAGTTTGAAATTAGGCTTGCTGCAGACTTAGGTAAGAAAAATGTTAGTTTTGATTATGAATTATCAACATTTCAGTATACACCAAAAATTAGAAGCTATACGCCAGATTTTTATTTACCAGATTTTAAATTTTATATTGAGGCTAAGGGTAGGCTAACAACAAATGACAGGGTAAAGCACTTGATGATTAAGGAACAATGGCCTGATCTTGATATTCGATTTATATTTGCTTGTGCAGATAACAAAATATATAGAGGGTCAAAAACATCATATGGGGCCTGGTGTGACAAGCATAACTTTCTTTGGGCGGAAGGGGTAGTTCCTTTGGAGTGGTTAAATGAGTGATGATTTTTTCAGTGATGATTTTCTCAAAGTAGAATTTAAAACTAGTGAAGAAATGGAAGAGTATCTACGAGAGTTAAATTTAAAGGAAGGTAATTTATATATTATTTTAAAACCTCAAGAAGGGGGGTTTGAAATAATTGGTGCTGATAGATTAGCTACAGATACAGATTCTATAACAGGCACAAAAATGTATATTCTTTTTGCAGGACTAATGCACCTAGCTACAGAACAACAAGATTTAGTTATGGAAGCAGGTAATTTTGTTATTAGTACTGAAATGGATCGAAAGTTAAAAGAACAATTAAAAAATAGTGGAGACAACATTGTCATATTCCCAAAAGGCAAAAAAGATATTAACTAAATATAACGAAGAAGAAATTCTTAAACAGGTATTTACGCATATAGCTGATACATATAATAAACATTATTCAAAAGAAAAGTATCAGGCAACAGAATTTATTATAGATGCTGGGCATGGTATAGGGTTTTGCTTAGGTAACATTTTAAAGTATACCCAACGCTATGGTAAAAAAGGAGATAAAAAAGAGCAAGAAAAAGACTTGCTAAAATTAATACACTACGCTATAATAGCACTTTTTATCCATCAAGGAGGACACAATGACAGAAGATAAAAAAGAAAGAGCCAGAACTGAGGAGGGTAAATTTAAAGGAGATAATCCTGATACCCCTGAAGTTAATGAAGCTTACAAACCTGTAAAGTACTATCTCATGCAAGATGGTCTAGCAAACACTATCTTACAGAAGTTAGCCTCATTACCTTATGCAGAGGTAAGTGACATGATGACAGCTTTTAGAGCCATGCAACATGTTATGGTTGACCCTACAACTAAAAAAGTACTAGGTACGGAAGAAGAAGTTGCAGGACAAGCCAAGAAATAGAGCTCTGTTAGCCCAATTCACTATTGAGCTGACACAAGATGGGAAAGTGTGTCTTGAAAATAAGACAGTTAATCCTGAAACCTTTAGAAAGGCTATGGATGAATGGAATCAAGATTATGAAGGCACACTAGCCCTGACAAATATGTTACGAGAAATTAAAGGTAGGTTTGAGGAACTTTCAGACCAAACACGAAGAGCCTTAATATGATAGGTAACAAAAGAGAATTTTTCCCTACCTACGAAGAAGCCAACACCAGACATGCTGAATTGAATCTAGAATATGGTATACTATTAGAACCACCTTTCCATGATCCTGAGTTTAAACACTGGATTCTGACATGGGGAAGCCCTGAGAAGAGTATTTATGGTTTTCACACCGCTAATGAGGGTGAAATAGGCTAATACTCTCTGTAAGGCCCATAAACGCCCCTACAACAAAAGTAGCTGTTTTAGGTACTCTAGTATACAAAGGGGGCTTAAAACGTCTATATAACCATCCTGAAGATGATTTTTTTTAAATTCTCCTATTGAGCCAGTGGATTATCATTGTTTCCTAATTTATCCATTCTTCCTTCAAGTCTATCTAATCTTTTTTCAAGACCATCTGTTTGAGTAGATAAAGTAGCAACAGATTCTTTTATAGGTGTTAAATTAACACTCTTTTTAGTCTTGGCTTCTATTTGATTAATACGCTGATTCAATACACCATACGAATAAAAGCCTCCACCTATAGCTGACACTACTGAAAGCACAATTACTATCTGTTGAAGTTTAGGTAATAAATTTTTCATCTTTTCCTCCTATTTTTTGCCTACATACAATCCAAACCAAGCTGCCCCTGCACCAACTATTACCGACACAAATGCTGATTGTGAATTGGTAGGATCAGGTAAGGTCATAAACCACATAGATGTCTTATAAAACATAACACCATATAGTGTAATAAGTATTCGTGGAAACACTCTCCATTTGTCAAAGCCTTCAGCGTTGTTGTACCAACTTACCTTCTTTTCCACTTCTACTATTTTAATTATTTCTTCTTCTGCCATATTATCCTCCAAATAGCTCCATAGATTGTTCAGACACCATGCCTGACAATTTGTTTATGTTATTGCCCATCATAACTCCATACCCAACATAATTGTCATCTATAGTGACATTTGTATATATGGCTCTAGGCAAATACCATTGTTCAGGTTGGGGTATATTCATTTCTTTGTAGGTATCAAAACCAGGTAGGAAATTCATGTAGGCAAGTAATGTAGCCTGTCCTTGAGTATCATATTCTCCTGATTCTTGTTGTTGTTGTTGTGATTGTTCTTGTTGGCTTCTTATGTTACTGGCTACTACTTGTTCGGTTATTTGATCTGCTTCTGACGCAGTAACCATAGTACTAGTCATACTTTCAATTTGATTTTCCATTGTTGTTACTTGTACTTCTGCCATGACAACTGACGGAGTGTTATCCATTGTTGGCATAGGTATAATAGTTATAGTCTGTAAGACTGTGTTTGTTTGCACTTGAGATGATGTTATTTGATCTGAAATACTTGGTGAATTAGATACAGATGCTGGAGAAGTTGCTACTACCACAGGAGAAGATGCTACTGACATACCAGTAACTATTGCCGATGAAGCTGTTGAGGATACAGAAGTAGTACCTGACGATGTAGAAGTATTTTGTACAGATGAAGAACTTCCTCTTATAGTATTTGTAGTTAAATTATTTATCATAGCATTAGTAGAAGCTACAATATTATTAATTCTTTCTCTACTTCTAGGCCTATCTTCTCTTTCTTCCTCTTCTTCTGATACTTCCTCTACTTCTTCTTCTTCTACTTCTTCTATTTCTTCTATTTCTTCTTCTATTTCTTCTTCTTCAGTTTCAGCATATTCTTCAAATTCTTCTTCTTCAAACTCTTCTTCATATGCTTCTTCAAATATTTCTTCTAACTCCTCATCAGACATCTCTTCTTCAAAATGTTCTACAAACAGAAGAAAGTTATCTTCGACTCTATCTTCAAAAGAATCTGTCATCTCCAAAATTTCTTCTTCATGAATTTCTATAAGAGGCAATTCCTCTATTTCTATTTCATCAAAGTCTTCAGTATAAAATACATCCATTTCTTCAAAGTTTTCGTAATCAGTATAATGATCATCAGTAAACTCAAAGTCTGTATCACTATGAAATTCTTCTTCTAAATAATAGCTCTCATCAAAATATACAGAACTGTTGATATTAACATCATCGTAGTAATCACCAGTATCATCCCAATGGTCAAAAGTTTCAAAAACAGTTGTTCCTCCGTATAGGTATTCATCTTCTTCATTATATCCATAAAATTCCTCCTCATTATCATAGCCATATAATACAGCATCTGTTAGCCCAGAGCCCATTAAATAGTCTTCTTCATTAGTATAATCTTCCTCATATGACAAATCATATATATCACACAATGTACTAAAAGCGGCATCTATAAGACACTCAGAAGTTAGATTGTCATAAGACTCATCAATCACTTCGGCTGTGGTTAAACTCCAATCATCTGTCCTAATGTATGTTGTATTATTTGTGTCTTCATAACGTAAGTACGTCAAAGCTTCATTATTACCTTGAATACCTATTGTAATGTCGTGGGTTTTTATCTGTATTTTGTCGTATCGGAACTCAATAGCGTTAGTGCCTTCATAAAGAATTGCTTGAAACGTACTCTTTAATTGATTGCTATATTCCGAAACATTATTCCACATAACCACAAAGTATTGGTCTGTATCAGAGGTCTGTCCGAATGTCTGGATGTAAGGAGATGCGTTGCCAGAGGTTCTTCTAATAAAATCACTCCACAAAGGAAAGATTGTGTAATTAAAAGAGGTAGCTGGAATTACCTCAGATAAGTAATTCCTACTTCTCGGCACAGAGAAGTTAGACTGAAAAGTAAAAAAACCATTCATGGAAATATTTACCTCATCGAATGTAGAACCATAAAAATCGAAATCGAAACCGAGAGGCTTCATTCCTGACATGTTATCATCCCCTAATGATAATCCTGTGCCAGTGCTTGTTATATCAATAATAGGGTCAGTGCCTACAGTGAAGGAGGTCTCTGCGTAGGCAAAACTGTTAAGTAGGATTAATGCGATTAAGGTTTTAAACATAGCTTTTGAGTAGGATATTTCTTACAGAAGTCTTTTTTCTTGTAGGCTCTAAATTCATATTTCTTCATGTCTTTTTTGATTAAATGCCAATCAGGTCTATCTTCTGGGTTTTCATCCCAAGCCTTTTGAGCTTCAGCACCTATTTTGCCGTAGTATGGACAGGGCGATCCTGAAAATTCCATCGCAAGGAAGATTTTTTCGTTTTGACAGAGTAGGGCTACAGCAGCTACCTTCATCCCCATGTCAAATAAGGCTTTTGAATTTTTTAATCTCTCACAGTTTTCGTCTCTAATACTTTTACCTGCTGAGATACCAAATATTTGAGTCTGGACTGCTGCCGAGGCTCCTGTCGTACACAGGTCTTGAGAGTATGACATTATAGAAGGGGCGATTGCGGATGGAGGGGGAGATTTAACAGTTTGAGTAACCCTTTGAGTAGCAGAAGATGTGCTTACATTTGTGTTATTGTTCACGTTTTGTGAACTATTTGTGTTATTATTGGTATTATTACTAGTATTTGTGTTCACGTTTTGTGAACTTATTGCACTTGTAGAGGTTGATGTATTATTATTTGTATTTATATTCTCTGCATTAATATTAGAAGTATTTGTATTTACGTTTGTATTACTACTAGTATTAGTATTGGCGTTGACAGAATTTGCAGTACTATTAATTGTGCT